ATAACTTAGAGTTGGCTCAAATGATTGCTGATGCTCAAGATAAGCCACTTAATTATGAGTTTATGGATTTCCATAGTTCAAGGCCAGGGCATGATTTACGATATGCTTTAAGTGGTAATAGAATGAAAGAAATGGGATGGGAACCAAAGCCAGTACAACAACGTATTGCTGAGGTAGTTAATTGGACATTAAACAACACAAGGTGGTTAGACATATGAGTTTCGTACAATTTATAGAAGGCGAATATAATAACGCCAAGAATACATTTTCCGATATTAACGAGCATCTTGAGTTGCTATTTAATTTAGGAATGGAATGTGAACATATTACAGAAATGGGAGTGCGAGATGGTCAAAGTACCAAAGCATTCCTTAATACAAATGCAGCCTTAAGGTCATATGATATTGAATTGAACTGGGAAGTAAGCGAGTTATTTAAGAGAGCTAAAACCGTAGGTAAAGATGTTGTATATGAAAAGGCAAACGTACTGAATATTGATATAGAACAAACTGATTTACTCTTTATTGATACGTGGCACTCTGGTTCTCAATTAAAACGTGAACTAGCAATGCATGGTAATAAAGCAAATAAGTTCCTTGTTTTCCATGATACTCAAACATATGGCTGCAGAGATGAAAAAGAAAACTGGAGAGATTTCGCTGATAAACGACCAATGCCTAATGAAGGTTTAATTGGACCAATCGTTAACTTTGTTATTAACAATCCTGAGTGGAGATTTAAAGAATTCCGAACTAATAATAACGGACTTACTGTACTTGAGAGGACCAAGTAATGATTGTTGATTGCTTTCCATTTTTTGCTCCTACTGGAGTTGAACTCTTAAAACTTAGAGTTAATCTTTTAAAAGATGTAGTGGATAAGTTTATTATTGTTGAGTCTAATAAAACACACAGTGGTAAACCAGTTGAACGTAAATTTTTAGAGATTGCACGTCAGCAAGGTTTGCCAATGGAAAGGATCCATTATGTTGAACATGACATTGCTGAACAAGAAGACTTAGAAATATTAAAAGTTGATAGAATTAATGCTGGTGCAAATAGAGATAGTGAAAACTCTCTATATGCTAGAGTACGTGAACGTCTACAAAAAGATGCTGTCATGCAAGCAATGGATAACTTTAATGACGATGATGTATTCATATATGGTGATGCAGATGAAATCATTAAACCAGAGAATGTTAAATGGGTTGCTCAAATGTGTAGAGGTAATCCTGAAATTATTCTTAAAATACCATTAGCGTATCTACAAGGTCGCGCAGATTTAAGAGCATTTAATACTGATGGCAGCCCTGTAGTTTGGTGGAAAGCTATGTTCTTTGCAACTAAGAAACAAATTATGGAAACGTCTGTAAACAGAATACGATGCGGCGCCATGCATTATCCTGTTCGTTGGCCAACCCATCAAAACAAAATCATTCAGGATATGGGCTGGCATTTGGCATGGATGGGTGGAGCTGAAACTCGTAAAGTTAAAGCTGACTCTTTTGCACATGCCTATGACTCATTTAAATGGATGGAAGATATTAGAGGTTATAGTGAATATTCCAAACTTGACGAGAGTTTAATGGAAGAAGGACCAGCGCCAGACGGAAATAATACTCATATCTTAAAAAGATTTCCGATTGATAAATTACCAGCATTGGCGCTTGACGATCCTGAGATTAGAGAATTCCTATTACCTACAACCAAATTAGATAAAGACTTTCAATTTAATAAGTGTAATTGTTTTTGGTGTCAAAAGCTTAAGTTCCCATTAATGTATAACCTTGATGGTAAACGAAATTGGTTTGAAATACCAAGAAGCTGTAGTGTAACAGTCAAGGAAACATTCCCAGATCGTAAACAAGTGTTTAGAGATACTGACGAATACGATGATGCAAGAGGTAGACCACTTGTTGTTTACTCAGATCCTGTTGAAAGGTTCGTTTCATGTATTAATGCCTATGTTACTGAAAAGCAAAGGTATTACCATTATGGCGAAGATATATTCTCTACATTTGGTGTTGAATTGAGTAAATGTACTAAACAGGAAAAGATTGATTACTTCTTTGCAAATTTACATAAAATTGGTTCAGCGCATCAATTACACCATTTCCATCCTCAAGCATTGTTTATTGATATAGATAAATTCATTGGATTTACAGTCATTAAGAAACATGATGTTTGCAGCCACTTTGGAATAACACAGAAGCTAAATCAAACTAAAAAAGAAATAACTGAAAAGGATTTCAGTAAAGAGCAAATTCAGTTTATTAAAAATCTTTATCAAATTGATTATGACTTTTATGAAAAGTACGGCAATGAAGGTCCATAAAGGTGCAGCAAGTATAGACGTTCTTAGATTAGAGATTAAAGAACTAAACAAAGATATAAATGCATGTTACAATGAAATGGATACATTACGAAATCAAAATATGATGTTACTCGAAGTATTAACAGATCTGACTGGTGACGAAAGTTATTGGTCAGATCAAGCCAAAGCATCAGGATTAGTATTTAAACTAACAAACGTTTTAACTCAAATAAAAAGTAACTTTGGCCATAATTAGCTATTGACATTTAGTATAGAATCGGTTATATTAGAAACAACAAATATAACATTGAGGCTAAATTATGAAAATTAAAACGGCAATTTGCGCACTTCTTATCAATACGACTGCCTTTGGCGGGTTCATCTATACGGGCTCCAAACTGAACGCTCAGGACCTCCAAGATACATTGATTGAGTTCCACTCAAAAGAGCTCGAGTGTATGGCTCTAAACATCTATTATGAGACCAGGGCTTCATCTCTGATTGATGCAGTATCAGTATCTGACGTGGTACTAAATCGTGTTGAAAGTTCACGTTATCCTTCAACTGTTTGTGATGTAGTACATGACGGTTATAAACCTGGTCGTAAGTCATGTCAGTTTTCTTGGTATTGCGATGGCAAATCTGATGTACCACAAGATGATGAAGCTTGGGAAAAATCACGTAAACATGCCCGTGATATGTATGTACATAGAGAGCATCGTGGCATTACAGAGAGCGCAACACATTACCATGCTACATACGTATCTCCTTATTGGGCACCATCAATGCATAGGGTAGCACGTATGGGTTCACATATATTCTATAGAGAAGATTAATATGGTACAGATTAAAGCATATTATAAAAATAAAAAAATTAATAAATACTTCGCATGCCCATTGGATGCACAAGAATACCGAGACTGGCTTGACGCAAGATATGCACAAGTCGTTTGGATAAATCATTAAGGAGAATAAAATGTCAGAAGATAACGACGAACGTTATGTCGTAACTACCGTGGTGTCAACACACCGTATGCGTTACCTCGTACCTATGAGTGCGTTGGCAGAAGACGGAAAAGTTCCATCAATCGCAGAAGCTATTGAATGGACAAACGACTCAGTAGTTGCAGAAGAAGTTAAAGAATTTTCTCAGCACTATATGGATGAAATTATTGTAGACACGTTTATTTTAGACGAAGAACGAGTATTACAATTATGGGATAGAGATAATCCTCACATGGTAGAAGGTGTTTCAAAAGAAGAAAAGCTTAAACTCATTCATAATTGGAAAGAACCCAAATGAACATCGTAATATGCGGCCACGGTTTTGTTGGTAAGGCTCACGGATTAGCATTATCATCAAAACATGATATTAAAGTATTTGACCCACAATTAGGATATAAGGATCAATCAGTATTTAAAAATGCTGATGCGGTTATCATTGCAGTGTCAACACCAGAAGGTGAAGATGGTGAGTGTGATATGAAAAATGTATATGATTGCGCAGAATTATGCGACAAAGAAACTCCTATACTAATCAAATCAACCATAAGCCTTGAAGGTTGGAGATTAATTACTAAACGACCTAATGCAGCCAAAATAACTTTTTCACCAGAGTATTTACGTGCAGCCCATGCATTTGAAGATTTTAAAAACCATACATCAATTTCTATAGGTGGTGGAGATACCAGCTTTTGGCTTGATATATTATCAAACTCATTAGGTGTGCGTGTTGATATTAAAGATCCTGAAGTTTTAATCTTAACTAAATATTTTCGTAATGCATACTTAGCAACAAAGGTAGCTTTCTTTAATCAGATAAATGATATGGCAAAAAGAGTAGATGTTGACCCTGCTGAAGTATTGATGAATGTAAGCGATGATCCTCGTATTGGTAAAAGTCATACATATGTTAATGAAGACGATCGTGGCTTTGGTGGACATTGTTTTCCTAAAGATACTACAGCGATAGTACATAGTGCAAAAAAGGCAGGATATAATTTGAGTTTAATAAGTGAAGCAATTAGTTATAATAAAGGAATACGTGAATGAGTAAAATAGAATATGATGATGTTTGTAAGATAACTAGTACCCTTACAGATGTAACAGTTGAGGTCGAGGCAGACAGAATGCAGCCTAAAATTTCGTTTGAAGCTTATGTTGCAAATCAGCGAATTAAGCTGCGTTGGAATGGTAAAATATATGTTGGAAGAGTATCTAACATGGAATTTACGTCGGACGGTCCTAAAGAACTATGATTGTAGGTTTCACAGCATCGGCGTTTGATTTGCTTCACGCAGGCCATGTTCAAATGCTAAGAGAAGCTAAGGACCAGTGCGATTATTTGATTTGCGGATTGCAAACAGATCCAAGCTTTGATAGGAAAGAAAAGAATAAGCCAATCCAAACAGTGGTTGAGCGATATACACAACTTAAAGCATTATCATATGTTGACGAAATTATTCCATATAATACTGAAGAGGACCTAAAAGACTTGTTGACATTATACACAATTGATGTTAGAATATTAGGAGTGGAATATAAAACTCAAGAGTTTACTGGCAAAGATATATGCCAAAAACGTGGAATTGATTTATATTTTAATAAAAGGGATCATCGCTTTTCCACAAGCGATTTAAGAAAGAGAGTATGTAATGACTGAAGGACCATTTAAAAGTGCATTTGAATCAGACGTTGAAGACGTTATTCGCAGAGAAATTATAACATATCGTCTTAAAAATGGTATAATGATAAAAGAAACAGCAACACGTGATTACTATAAATCTGGTGATTATCACGATAGTGTTGCAACTCAACCATTGGTATCACGATGATTGAAAAACGTGAGTTATATGATGTTAACAAAGTAATGCAAGAAGATTTAAAACTTATTGAGGTACTCAAAGCAGTATGTGATAAAGAAGAAAATCCTATAGCCAAAAAGACTTTAAAACAAATTGAAAGCAGGTTTATTGATTTGACCAGTAGAGCACACACTCGTGGCCATTGGACTGGAAGTGAGTAAATTAGCTATTGACATTTGCTATAAAATTGTTTATAATAGAATCAGTAAACAAAGGAATACATAATGGTAAGTTATATTTGGTCAATAGTAGTTATTACTGTAATGGAAGGCGATGTACATAACTATTCATATATTAAAGATTACGAAGATCGTTTTACATGCGAAATAAATAAAGCTGTGTTTGAAACACATTTTGGTCCATTTGCTGATAATGAAAAAGTAAGGTGCTTAATTAAATCGTGAACAAAATATTAGGTCTAAGCGAAGGGTTCCACGATGCAGGTGCCACGTTAATCCAAAACAGTCAAATATTATCAGCTACCCATGCTGAAAGAATAAGCCGTGTTAAAAATGATAGGTGGTTACACCATAGTCAAATAGCAGAGGCAGATACCACTGCCTTTTACGAAAAGGATTGGTTAAAAAGAACACGCCAAATATATGCTAGACAACCTTATGCAAAGCCACGTATTAAAACAGATGTTTCCTTTTACCATCACCAGTCTCATGCCGCGGCAGGTTTCTATACATCAAAGTTTGACGAATGTAACATATTAGTCGTTGACGCTATTGGTGAATGGGATACCATTTCTATTTGGAAAGCTTGGGTTGAAAAAGGACCTCTTGGCAAAAAACGTCCACACATGAAAAAGATTAAATCATTTAAATATCCATACTCAATTGGATTGTTTTATTCAGCAATTACAAAGTACATTGGTTTGAAACCGATGGAAGATGAATATATAACAATGGGTATGTCTGGTTATGGCGATCCTACTGATTCATTATTAATGGAAAATATATTAAAGAATGTTAATTGCCATAAAGGTTTACCTGACCTACCAGAGTTACGTCATATACGTAAAGAGGATATGGCTGCCTCTGCTCAACGTGTTATTGAGCGTGAGCTTACTACATTGGTATTAAACCATTGCCCTTCTCGTAATCTTGTTATGATGGGTGGTGTGGCTCTCAACTGTGTTGCTAATAGTAAAATAGCAGGACTAGGTAAAAATATTTGGATTATGCCAAACCCAGGTGATTGTGGATCGTCTCTTGGTGCCGCTGCTTTAGCATATGGTAAAAAATTAAAATGGATTGATCCATACCTTGGAACGGATATAAAAAATGATATTAAAATTAAAGAAGTTGTTAAGCATCTTATTAACCATAGTTATTGTGGTATTGCAAATGGCCGTAGTGAGTTTGGCCCTCGTGCCCTTGGCAATCGTAGCCTTATCGCTGACCCTAGACGAGATATTAAGGACACTATTAATCAAGTTAAACGGCGACAACAATTTCGACCCTTTGGACCTGCGATCTTGGAAGAATACGCTGATGAATATTTCAAAGGACCAATGAACGAATACATGCAATTCGTAGCAAAGGCAAAACATGATTATAAATCAGTAACACATGTTGATGGCACTTCTCGAGTTCAAATAGTTAAACCGAATTGTAAATCAGTTATAAGACCAATCCTTGAAGAATGGTACGAAAAAACTGGTTGTCCAATGTTACTAAATACAAGTTTAAACATCAAAGGTCAACCGATGGTTGATACTTGGGAACATGCTCTAGCATTTCAAAAGGAATATAATGTCAAAGTCTTCTAAATATATTTTGGCTGATGGCTGCAGCTTTACTGATGCAAACTTTGTATCTGATGTACATATAGGTATGGAAATTAATTGGCCAAGTTGGCCAGAAATATTTGGAGAATTTTGTGGATTAGATGTAGTTAATCAAGGTAAATGTGGTAAAGGAAATGATTTAATAACAAATAGTCTTACTAAAACTATCTTAAAGGATCATAAAAATATTGAAATGGTCGTGGTTGGTTGGAGTGAAATTTGGAGGTTTGCCGTATATAACCATTATAAGCTTAATCCTATGGTAGCATTATCATGGCCTGATAAAAACCATCCAGAGCTCCAAGAGAGCGCACGAAATTTATTTAAATATATGTATCAAAAAGATTTAGTTGATGTACACTACACGTCTGAAATTCCTTCGTTATTTCAATTACATATGCAGTCGTGGATAGACAACATGTTTCAAATACAAGAGCTCTGCAAACTGTTAGACATTAAATATATTATGGCGCCAGTCTGTGGTACTTTTAATTTATCTAGGTATGCGCCATCCGACAAAACACTTAATGGTAATATTGATTTTACAGAAGCTCAATGGTTTATAATGTTTGCCCATATGGAAAGCTTTTTTGATTTAGACGCAGAACATTTGATTGGACATCCTTACTTTAAAGACGTTTCTGGGTTTAAGTTTCCGTTTATATTACCAAAGAAATATCAAATAAGTGAAAAGGATCAACACCCAAACGCTGAAGGGCATGAATGGATAGCAAGGAAGTTCTATGAACATTATACAAAAATTTATTCTTAAATTAAGATTTAAACTTACAATATTTACATTAAGATTTAAAAAAACAAAAACTAAAGCAGATGATAGTGAAGGATTTATATACGAAGATGATTAGATATATTTTTGATGTAGATGGTACGTTAACTCCTAGTCGACAAAAGATGGACCCTAAGTTTAAACATTTCTTTTTAAAGTTTATGGAAACCCATAAGGTATGGTTGGTAACAGGATCTGATTATGCTAAAACAAAAGAGCAGCTTGGCGCAGAAATTACTGAAAATGTAGTTACATGTTATAATTGCAGTGGATCTGAAACAAGGCATCGTGGTGAAATTGTTAATGCTTCAAGTTGGACATTACCTGACGATGCGCGATCATGGCTTAATACTCAACTTTTATTATCAGAATTTCCAATAAAAACTGGTAATCATATTGAAGAACGTCGTGGTTGTATTAATTATAGTATCGTTGGTAGAAACGCTACGTTTAAAGAACGAAATACATATATTGAATATGATAAGAAAAATAGAGAAAGAAGTAATTTAGCTAATACGTTTAATTACATTTTTGGTAAAGAATCATTAGGTCTCCATGCAGCCATTGGCGGTGAGACTGGTTTGGATATATATCCTATAGGTAAAGATAAATCACAAATACTTGAAGACTTCAACGAAGACGATAACATTCATTTCTTTGGAGATAAAATGGATATGAGTGGCAATGATTATCCACTAGCAGTAGCAAATAAAACAGGAACCAATCACCATGTAAAAGATTGGCAGCACACATTTAAAATATTGAGGAGTTTATAAATGTTTACAATAGAAATGGATTGGGATGAAACAGCAATCACAGTCTTAGACCAAACAGGCGAAAACGAAGATGTACAATTTTTAATTTATGACGATGTAGCTTACATACGTCAATTTGATAATGACACAAATAGGTTTAGCGTAATCACAATGTCACCAGATCAAATTGGAGAAATTATCGCATCAATGAATTTACCAGAAGGTGCATATTTAATGGGAGAACCAACATGATTTTAATATATGGAACACCTACCTGTGGTTTTTGTTTAAGAGCTAAAAAGTTAGCAGCACGTCACGGTTTACAACATGAATATAAAGATATTACATACTCTGCAAATAGAGATGAAATGATTAAACGACTCGGTAAAGAAGCCAAAACAGTTCCTCAGATTTTTTGGTATGGCAAACATATTGGTGGTTATAATGAATTTGCAGCCGAAATAGAAAATACTCGTAGTGGTGGAGACGGCGACTTAAATTAATTTGAAATTAAATCAAATTAACTATTGACATTTGGTATAGAATCGGTTATATTAGTATTAACAGATATAAAAAAGGAATCATCAAATGCATAAGATTTTATCAACTAAAATTGAATTAGTCGCTGAAATACTATTATTCAACTGTGAGTCAACATGGGAAGAAGTTAAACCATCACTTGAAAAACAGTCAATTTCAGAACTTAAGGATCACCTATTTTACGATCTTACTGAAGGTACTATCTACACTTACTCATATTCAAATGAGTTAGCGTTATGAATACTTTTTCAACTGAAATATTTTCTGACCTTCACAAAGATGCTTTTGGTTACCGTCCAAGTAGCGACCATCCTTTTTATTCTTCAAGTGATGATGATAAACAGTCTTGCTGGGATTACACAGTTGAGCAATTGGAAATTCGTGAGCTTGAAGAAAAAGAAGCTGAGGCTGAAGCTGTTAAGCAATTTAAGATAGACATGTTTAGTATCAACTTAATGGATACAAATGAGCAAGCCTTGGCTCGAATGGTAGATGTTAATACTCTAGAACATGACCAAGCTATTGAACATTGGGTATGGTCTTTTGGGATTTTATTTACTCCATTCGGTAAAGAAATTGTTGAAACTTTAAAAAATATGAAATTAAATCAAGTTAGCTATTGACATTCTCAATAGAATAGGTTATATTAGAATCAACAAACAAGGAATATAACATGTCTTACCAAATGACTAATCTAAATACAGACCAATTCATCACTTCAGATGTTGTCTTTTCGTTTCAAAAAGCAATTGCAGATAAATTCAATATGTCATATAATTTTGGCACAACACCCTTTTGGAATTTTGTTTCAGCTGATATGCATATGGATCTTTCAAAAAAATATGATAGCACATACATTGATGAGTCTTTTGACTTCTTGGTCGAGTGTGAAATTGAAGACCGTATGGTTGAAATGTATGATGGGATTGAATAACAGGTTATGATATGGTTAGAGTTGTACACTATGTTGGTATGACTGAAGAAACATACCAACGAGCACGTAGGGTCTTTGGTGGTCCTGCGTACTTTCACCGTCGGATGGACGATCGCGTTATGAGCGAAGTTGGTTCAGAAGACGTTGTAATTTTTGAAGATGAGAGTCGTTGTCCTTATGTATGGGATGCGTCTGCAGTGCCAAGGAGGTATACTGAATGAGTATGCATATGATACGTGGCGTTCAAGTCCACGGCAAGATGAAAAAGAAACTAACACCAAAGGATCGTTTGGCTGCTATCGAGCACGAGAAGTTCCTTAAGAAAATGGGTGTTGGTAAAACTAAAGCTCGGAATACAAATACTATTCCAGATTACGCATCTAAAAATAAAACACCGCTCAGCAATAAAGTTGCTGGGCACGGAGCAGCCAGAGAAAGCACTCAATATACTGGTGACTATATTATAGGTATTGGTCAAATGCATAAGTCTAATGGTGTTCCTATTACACGTAAAGAAGATGCTGTTGCTATAGCAAACATGAGGAGATGATATGAAAACAACATGGGTAGATCCACCTAAAGGATGGGCATATGGATTTCCAAAAGCTTTACCGAACCCTCTGCCAGAACCGTGGAGTTTAAACCTATGGCTCATGTCAGAAGGTTATCCAATGAAAGAGTTTGCTAATTTTGGAGATAACTTTAACGATTACGTGAGAGTGTGGTATACATATGACTGGCAAGATTGAGTTTAATAAACAACCAGACCAAATTCATTTTGAATATCCTATTACTCGAGTTGAAGTAGTTGATAATAATGGAAGGTCATATGTTAAACATAACGTTGAACGTGTATGGCTTTCTTTACAAGATGATAACCAAACTTTAAAAGTAATGGTCACATACGAAGACGAAGAGGAGATATGCATTGATTAAGTGGATAGCTATTACAATTGCAGTTTTGTTGATTGGCTGGTATTTAACTCATATATGGACTGATTGTTTACAGGAACACTCCGTATTTACATGCATGAGGATGTTGAATAAATAACTCTATTACTATGGAGTTATTGCATGTGGCACTACAAGGGTGAGGAATTCACCTCAGAGATGATTGGCGATTATATTGGATTTGTTTATATAATCACTGATGGTTCCAACGATAGAAAATATATCGGTAAAAAGATTTTCAAATCAAAAAGAAAACTTCCACCTCTTAAAGGCAAAACCCGAAAGAGGACCAAAATAGTTGAGTCAGATTGGATGAAATATTATGGTTCATCAGAAGAAGTTAAACTTATGGTTGAGGAAAAAGGCGCAGATAACTTTTACCGAGAGATAATCCACCTTTGTAATAAAAAAGGCGAAATGGGTTACCTCGAACTTTATGAGCAAATAACGCGTCATGCTCTATTAGATGATTCATATTACAACGGCATATGCCAAGCAAAAATCCATCGTAGCCACGTTAAAGGATTAAAATGGCTTATGGATAAAAATAATAGTTGACATTTCATAAAAATTGGTTTATATTAGTATTAATAAGGAATCAATCTATGGAGCATATTATGATTATCAAACGTTCATCAGCATATAGCGGCAAAGTCCGCCAAAAGAATATCCCTGTAGATCCACAGGATTGGGCCATGTATCAAGGTGGCTTTGGATCTATACATGAGGTTATGCCTTATCTTACAAACGAAGACCGTGAATTTATTTTGTCAGGTATGGTACCGTCGGAATGGACAGAGGCATGTGCTGAAATAAGTGCAATAGTGGAAGACACGTTTGCATGATAATTTTATTTAATGGTCCTCCACGGTCAGGTAAAGATGCCGCAGCCGACTACTTTAAAGAAAAAGGTTGGAAACATCTTTCGTTTAAATACCAATTATATAAAGAAACAGCAAAATACTTTGGTGTTGATTATGAATGGTTTATGGAACGTTATGATGATCGTAGTGTAAAAGAAGTTCCACATATGGATCTTGGTCATATGTCTTGTCGTGAAGCAATGATATATGTATCAGAAGAAATAGTAAAACCTAAACGTGGTTTGGATTACTTTGGTAATCAAGTTGCCAATGAAATTGATTTAAACAAAAATTATGCGATTTCTGATGGAGGTTTTGTTGATGAACTTATACCGATTATAAATAAAATTGGAGATAACAATTTCGTACTTGTCCAACTTACACGAGATGGCTGTGACTATTCTACTGACTCTCGGAGATATTTTGATGGCGATGTTCAACAGGAATACATAAATTCCCATCGTACAGAAATAAACAAAAAGTATGTGTTACCTCATAAGTTTAATGTAAAGACTTACAGAGTTCACAATAATTCTACTATTGAATCATTTTATTCAGTATTAGAACAAATACATAAGAAAGAGTTTTATGGAAAAGGATCGCAAAGCAGAGCAGCCTAAAGCGGCAACCAAACCAATATTTTATGAAAACCCCTACGATATAGAAACATTTTATGAAGGCATGAATATAGCAATAGAACATGGAAAAGAATTTCAGTATATTGATAGATTTATCACTCATATGAGAATAGATCCATTACAAGACGTAGCTGATATATCGTTTAAGGTTTTAAACCAAGATTTAAAATTATTAGAATACATTGACTAATTATAAATACAACTGTTGAGAATGAAAAGGAATACATTATGGAAATCAACAAAGAACAAACAATAGCGCAATTGGTCGCAGGACCATGTAACGTAGTCTTTACAAAGAAAAACGGTGATAAACGCGAAATGCGTTGTACACTAGAAGCTTCAATGCTTCCTCCTCAACTTCCACTTGAAGAAGGCCAGGAAAAACAAACACGTAAAGTTAACCCAGATGTTTTAGCAGTCTTTGATCTTGAAGCACAAGGCTGGCGTTCATTCCGATGGGATAGCTTACAATCAATCAATACATAATTTGGAGCTTAATAAATGAGTATGATTCATAAAGGTCATATAGTCGAGTCAGAACTGTCTAAAAACTCAAAAGGTGGAACTGAAATGATGCGCAAACGCGTACTCGATAACGTTGATTCTAACTTACTATCAAATGTGGCAATTCACTTCTCTCGTCCAAGAGAGATACCAGCAGATGTAAAGAACATCATGTATTGCCACGATCTTGCTGAAGATCCAGAAAACGCTATACTAGCAGATGGTGGTTGGAAGAAATTCCATCATTTTGTTTTTGTATCACAATGGCAGCGTGACCAATATATTACGTACTTTAAAATTCCGTATTCTATGTGTACAGTGATTCCAAACGCGGTAGAGAAAGAATTCCTGGCGCCAGAGGACATGAGTCATACAGGTAAAGTACGATTTATCTATCACACAACTCC